TATTTTATTTCGCATTCAGGAGTTAAAATACAGCTATATAATATATTACCACCTAATGCAGTACTTTCAACTACAATAAATTCAGTACTAACTATTACTCCTGAAGTAGGTGCTACTACCATTGGTATTCTAAATTTTTCTACCCTATCGTAATCTGCATTATTATAATTAATATATGAATTATAAACTACTAAATTACCATTATAAAGAGCAGTAGTATTATATTCTATTGAAAAATCTGATGCAGTATTTGGGAAGTCAATAATAAAATCTAAAGTAGGTATAGTATTGGCATTATAAAAATAACTTACTGCACTACCATAATTACCTAATATAGCACAAGATGTGTCGTTTGTATAATTGTAAACATTATAAGGATTATACCCATTAACTCCTACTAGATAATCGTTAAGTTCTTCTACCCAAGTAGTGCCATTGTTATAATAAGTAACATAATGCACATTACAAGCACTAGATTGATTGTCAAAAGTACTAATAGCATCGTAAACAAAAGGGCTTATGTTATAGTAGTTATAATATTGTGTGTTACTATAAGGCAACTTCTCTAAAGTTTTAGTTACTACAGTAGGTTCAATATATCCTACTCGCCAAATAGTTAACTCTATCTTACTTGCTGTTGCAACAAAATTCCCTGCTTGTATAATATAAGGGCTTCTACAATTAAATACTTTCATTTTATCTTAATCTTTTAGTGTATCATTCATTAAACTTTCTAAATCTAAACCAAACTTCTCTATTAATTCACCTGGTAGGTTTTTAAATGCTGCTTCAAATGGTTTAGTAAAAAACAAACTTGGTTTAATACCATTCTTAAAAATAGCACTTCTAACTAAGTAACTTGTTTGCTTATAACTCATAAACTTACCATCTGGTTTTCTAAACTGAAACCCTTTTCTAGTTACCCAATCAGTAATAGGTTTTGCAGGTGGCATTTTAGATTTATAACTAAATGGTGTGTTATATTTCTTTTCAGTACCACTAACTCCTTTATCCTGAAATACCCCGTAATCTTCCATTGTAAAAGCTAACCTAAAACTATTTGCTCCTACTTCTATTTCACTACCTAAGCTATCATAAAGCTTTTTATTTACATTCTTACCTTGCCTAGTTAAGTTGCTCCTAGATTGCTGTATAACATACTTAGCAAAGTTGTTTAAATACTTATATGTTTCTTTTTGGCTTAACATATAGTCATTTCATTTGAAACTATTATATCAAATGTAACAGCCCATCCTGCTAAATCGTTTTCAAATCTTTCAGTAAATGGCTCGTAACTTGGGTTGCCTGATAATTCATAAGTACCATCTCTTAAATCACCTCTATTAAGTAAATCTAAAACCCTTGTAGCTAATAAGTGCTGAGTATTCCAAATATCTACTTTATTATCGTTTTCTTTTTGATTAATAACATCCATACAAAGTAAGGTAACATTAAAAGAAATAACATTGCCTTGATGTGTAGATGAGTTAATCATTATATGCGTTAAAGGAAATATAGTTCGTTTGTTTAAATCAACTTCGAATATATCTCCTTCGGTTACTGTATTGCAAAAAGGTTCTGCTAATAAAGCATCCTTAATTGTTTGTATTAAATTATATATCATATTTTTTTAGCATTTGTGATTCTATTTCTTGTTTTTCTTTTTCAAATGTTAGGAATGTAAGTGCAGCTGTGAGCCGAAGTTTCGATACTTCATCAAATCTTCCAGCATCTCCTTTAGCGAGAGCATAGAAAGAGCTATACCATCCCCATTTAGATCCGAATTGTGCTTGTCTATCATAGCTTGTACCTGTGGATTCATCTCCAAATAGTTCAGGGAAGAAATCAATAATTCGTTGCTTAAATTGTAAAAAAAAACCATAGCACCTAAAACTACATCTAAAGGCATTTGCTTCATTACATCACAGTAAGTAATACTTCCGTTGTAATCTTGTATTAAATACTTATCACCACTTTTGTCTGTTATTGGTCTGTATAATACAGCCATAGCATTGTGCATTTTATCCCACTTACCAAAGTAGTTATCTAAATCGCTAAACTCACCTAAAGTAATATCATCTAAGTTAGGTATAAAACCAAAGTTAGTATCACCCAATTTAAAGATAGATTTAAGCTTGTAATCTACACTAAACATTCTATCTAAAGTTTCTATAATTTCGTTAACGTCTTTTAAAGGCATTAAGTCAACTAACTTTAAAGGTACATTACAAAATATCTCTATCATTTTCTGCTGCACAAAATTACTTTCTGGGTTGTTCTCCATAATAGACACAAACCTTTGATATTGCTCTAAGGTAATTTCGTTTAAAGAAGTAGGTATAGTTATTTTAACCTGCATATTTTATTTTAAAAATAATTAATTAAGCTATTTGTATAAAGCAAAAAAGGTAGCCATTTCTGACTACCCTAACCAAACAAAATTTAATCTAACTAATTATGAAACTCTTTCTCTATAATGCAAATATAGTTCGCTTATTTTATCGTTTAACTCCTGGTCCTGCTTATATATTTGTTTACCTTGTATCTTACTTCCGTTTATGTTTATTTCTATCTTTACTTTGTTAATCTTTCTTTTACCTTCCATATAAAAATCTTGTAAGCATATAGGATATATTGTAATACCATTCTCTATACACCATTTAAAAGCTTCCATTCTTTTATCGTAGTCCTTTAAGTATTCCTTCAATTTCATTTGTTAGTAGTATTTGATCGGTTGTTTTAAAATAATCTCTAAGCTTAGTTAGTTCTTTTCTAGTGCTAGATATTTTAGCTTCTAGTTCTTTAACATAATACTTAGCTGCATCTGATTCGTTATCTTGGTTATTCCAAAATGCATCCTCTTTACTTGGATCGTAAATCATTTCGTGTTCTTCTGTAGGGTCTCTATAAAATGTTATCATATTCTAGCTATTTGAATTATTACATAGATTAAAACTAAATAAGCAAATGTAAGCTGTGGTCTTTTGTTCTGTAAAAAGAATTTAATAAATGTTTTCATAGTTTGTGTTTTTAATTATGGTGTAAAACTACAAACAATATTTTAAACTAAAAAAACTTTAACAAAACTTTAACATTTGAATAGCTACTTGATACATAGCTTTCATCTTCTTAATCTCACCTACAGTTCTAGGTAAATTGATTTGTACTTCTTTTCCTGTACTATGATGTATGTAGCATTGTATAACTGCTATTATTTCTCCGTAAGTCATTAATAAACGTAATAGTTACCTTTGTGCTTATTCTCTAATTGATAACTAACAGCGTATCTGAGTCCGTCCAAAAGGTGATTGTGCGCATCGATTGGAGTGTTTGATTTCTTTTCTAACCAAACATAGTTATTTAATTCTTTAATTAAGTTAACCGATTCAGGTGTTATTATTAAATCATAATCTTGCAGTAAACTAATTCCGTAAGTAACAGATCCTGGTCCTTTAATTGCAGGAGTAATATTTAAACCTGATTGAGCTAACTCAGTTATTAATCTTGGCTCAGCACTATCTGCTATTATAAGTCCATCGTTAACGTATTGCTTATTTAAATTGAATATCTGCGACGTTGTTAGATTGGGTAAGTAAAAGCATTCATTAATATAAATTCGTTTATTAGAAACGTCTATATTGCATTCTATTAAAGTTGTTGGATCATTACTGAAACCAAAATCTTGTCCGTATATAGTTGTGCCTACGTGTTCGTACTTACCAATACTCCAATTATTAAAGATAACACCATCTGCTTTTTGTAACCAGCCACCCTCGATTTGATGTTTAAACTTTTCAGGTCTGCGTTTCTTTATATCTTCTATTTGAGTTATAAAAGATTCAGATAGGTTATCTAAGTTATCTAAGTAAGTTGTGTGTATGTAAGTAGTATCTTGTTTAGTTGTATTGCTACCTTCCTGGACTCCTTTACTTTCAAAGAAACGTTTATATATCCAATGTTCTTTTGTAGTAGGGTTAAGTATTAATATAACTCTATTCTGTTTTTCTTTACTTCTAATAGACAAATCTATCTTATCGAAAGTATCTTCATCTACTAGTTCTTCTGCTTCATCTAGTACCCAAGTAGTAACACCTTGTAAAGATTTAAGATTAGCTGTTTGATCTCCACTACTTGTTTTGATTCCTTTAAATAATATCTTACTACCAGTTCTTAGGTTTACTATTTCTTCTTTCGTTATATGGAAGTCGTTGTTTAAACCTAAAGTATCTATCTTATCTATAAACTCAGGTATAATAGAAATATAAGCAGATGTTAAAGTATATCTTGTAAATAGTATTGTGTGTCCTGCTTCATAAGTAAGCATAGTTAGTAGTAGATTCACTGAGTAAGATTTACCAGATCCTCTACCACCTGTAACTACAAAATATCTACTATCGGCTTCACCAATAACTCGATACTTGTTATTTATTTGAATCATTAAATGTGAATAGATTTCTAAAGTCAATATTAAACCCTTCGCTAGAATTAATATCGATACTTTGGTTTGGTTTTCCTAAATAGTATTCTAAGAATAATTGTGCTGCTTTTATATCTTGTTTAGTTACTGCTTTAGAGTGTACCATTTTAATAACTGATATTACATCTTCTACAGTTGCAGCTTGTTCTAATGCACTACGGTATTCGTTCTTTCTTTTATCAGCTCCATTTGACTTAGTGCTATTACCACCATTGAACTTTCTTTTGTCTATCTTTTCCATATCAATAAAAATCAACTATTGTTTATTTAAAAATAATATAAATAGCTAATTGTTAAATCTATTTGCAAGTATCTTTCTATATAAATCGTTTACTGATTCTTTATTACAACCTCTATTATAGTAGAAGTTCATCACTCTTTTTATTCTTTGTAGATCTGATTGCTTTTGTTTTTCTTTTGCTGTCATAACTTTTCTATTTCTTGTTTAACTTCTTGCCAATATATTTTTGCAATTGGATGCGTATAAAATTCATTAATTATTTCTTCAACTGCTATTAATGCGAATTGTTTTGCAAAGCTAATTGTATTCATTGGAATTGCATTGTAATACTTTAACATTAATTCTCTAGCTTTATCATTTGGTTTCATAATCTTATTTCTATTTTTTGTGTTGAACAACTCATTTTATGTGCTCCATTAAATTGATGGCATTTACTACAATATTCCCAATACATACTACAATTAATAGCATCTTCTTCTCTATTAGGTATTAAGTAAGATTGTCTATAGTTATCAGGTGTTGCTTTAAACCTGTAACAAGTTTCTTTTGATTTACAAAGTGTATCTCTACACATAGCTATATCTGCCATAATTTAAATATTAAAATTCCTATTGTTATTATTATACTCCAAGAAATTATCTCTACTATTCTTTGTTGTTGTTTATTATTCATATTTTAATCTTCTTTTAGTTCATCAGCTAATTCTAAAATAGCTCTTTTAAATTGTTGCTCGTTAAAGGTTGCTTGTATTAATAAACCTTTAAATAGTTGTAGGTATTCGTCAAGCGTTACATCGTCGTGTTCTGTTTCAACTATGTACTTGTATCCGTAGTTTTCTAATTGTAGTTTCATATCTTACTTTTTTAATAGTTTTTTAAAATGCTGTATAAATTCATATTCTGTAAATGGTTTATTTTCTTTATCAAATGTCCACATTCTAAATATTTTTTCTTTTGATTTTTCTTTATAAATCATTTTATAAGAAGTAATTTCTTCTTCTTTAAGGTTTGGTAATAATATTGTAGCTTTTTTAATTTTAATATCAATTATTTTCATATCTTAAACTATTTTGTGTCCGTTAATATTATATCCTTTCTTTACTGCTATTGATATTACAGGTAGTTTAACTTTTAAAAATGTAGCTGCTTCTTTATAGGTAGTAAATGTATAGAATTCTTTTTCTGGTGATAGTATTGTTATTGTTTTTCTTTTCTTGTTTTTTATCTTACCATCGTAGTTATTATCTATTATAGTTTGTAAGCAAGTGAAGTCATCTTTATCCCATTGATTATACTGTTTGTCCCATAAATAACATTTAGGTTGTTTGTATAGTATATCTATTACTTCATAAATATTATAGTTATTCATATCCTGCTTCTTTTTTAAATATTTTTAATAAATCTTTTATTGTTTTATAATAATAATCTTCAGGAGTTGTTTTTAGTTTTAACCAATCAGCAAACTCAATAGCAAAATCATCTTTAGATATATATTTGTCTATCTTTTCTCCTGCTAATAATTGTATTGATTCACTGTATTTGTTAGCTAAGTCTTTATCGTATTCTATAATATCTTCAAATACATTAATAGCGTGTAAAACTGTAGCGTGGTTTTTGTCTAAAGTATCTCCTATCTCTTGTAATGAATAACCTCTATCTCTTAATAGTTTGTAGTAAATCATTCTAGCTTCTATAAACTCATACTTTCGTGTTTTAGTTGTTATATCTACTCCTGTTACTTTTTGTATTGTATTTAATATCTTAGTTTTTATTTCTTCTTTAATCATTTCTTAAATTTTAATCTTATTTTACTTCCTAATTGTTTTGCAAATACAGTTAAAGTTATAAAAGATACTATTTCAATAGCTCGATAGATACCAGCACAAACTTCGTAATCTTCTACGGCTTCATACTCTGTAATAATATCTCTTAGTTCATCTATTGTAGATCCGTTTTCAAGCTCATACAAAGCTATTTTAAAGTGTTCTTCTATTCTTTCTTTATCCATTATAATATTCCTCTTAGTACATATTGGTCTAAATCTACTCCTTCAGTTTGAAAGAAGTATTTATAGTTACTAATACCTTGCTTAAACTTTTCTTCACCTCTAGCGTAAAATTCATCACTACATTCAAATATAGCTATATCTAAACTACCTTTATCTATTGCAATAAATACAAAGTTATCTACACCAAACATTTCTTTATATAACCAAGCTTGTAAATCGTAACTATATTTATCTGCTGAGTATCTAAAATCTTTTATACCTGTAGTAGTTTTTAAATCTATAATAGTATTGCCTTTTAGTATATCTGCTTTTGCTCTAATTGGTATACCATCTATCATAGCTATTTGTGG